CCGCTGAGTGAGGAGCTCACTGTGGTCGGGCAGGCTACGTGGAGACAGGTTAAACTGTCTCACGGTCCTGTCCGGCTGGAGTTGCCCCCCGCTGTCCAGCAGTTGTTCAGCGTGCAAGGCAAAGAACTGCAACCGCATTGGCTTCCCGCCAGTGGCGTGGCAGCCGAACTAGCCACCGTAATCGGACAGCACACTGGAATTCGCCCGAAGCAAATCCCTCGGTTGGATGAGGCTATCGACATGATAATCGACCGCTACCCGCGGACGTCGTGTGGGTGGAAGTTTCGTCACACTGAGGCGAGAATGCAAAACATAATGGAAAGCCTCAACCGAAAGGCTACCCCGGGTTACCCGATCCGGTCCTACCTCGCCAACAACCGCCAGGTGTTGGAGGACCCTATGATTCGAGATCACGTCATCAGACTCGCCGCTTGGCGACTGGAGCAGTTGTCGCAGATTGATCCAGTCTGGTTGGACGACGTGTTGTCCCGTGACCCGTTGTTTGCAATTCGCAGCGGGCTAGCCGACGTGATAAGCGTCATTATCAAGAACGCACCGCACCCCGAGCGCAAGGTACAGACCCAGCGCTGGAGGTTTGTGAGTGCAGAGTCCTTGCCGGATCAGATCGTGGAGAAACAATGCTTCACGGGCCAGGACTCAGCCGAGATCGCCACGTGGAACACCGTGCCGTCAAAGCCGGGTATGGGCTTGACGGACGATGATGCACGGAAACTTGCCTTGTTCGCCAAGTGGAGGCGCTTCAACTATCTTTCCGATGCACATGGGTGGGACAATACTGTCCCCGCTCAGTTGATGGATGCAGACATTGAGATACGCATCCGCCTGTGCACGGACCCCGACCCTGCGTGGGTTAGGGCAATTAGGAACATCAACACTTTGTCGAAGCGGCGTGTGATGATGTTGTCTGATGGAACGCTACTAGTGCGAGTCACCCCTGGGGGCATGGCCTCTGGACGGAAGGTGACGTCAAGCAGCAACAGTCGTATACGTGCACTCGTTGGCGCTGTGGCCGGAGTTAAATTCGGTTATACAGCTGACGGGATGTACATGGGAGACGACGCCTTCGAGTTCGTACCCGAGGACGTGAGTCCCACAGATGTGGAGACATATCTAAGTGAAACGACTGGAGTGAAGTTGACTGACGCGCGAAGAGCGACGGCGGATGACTTTGAGTTTTGCTCCCAGAGGTTTATCACCACGGGCGGCGTGACCAGAGTCTATCCGCTCAATCCGGACAAGTCCTTATTGAACATGTTGGCGGTCAAAGGACCGACAGACGACGACCAAGTGCGCAGCAACCTCGATGCGTACTTTAGGCACCTCCCCAACAGGGAGTTGTACATGGAAGCCGTTGACGCGATTATCGCGGGGCGCTCGGCCGGCCCCGTAAAGCAAGCGGAGGGAAGTTTTAAACATGTCGAAAGCGCGCAATCCGATGTCGTGGCTGGTCGAAGCTAACCAGCTCACCGCGGACGGGCGGGATTGGTTAACGTGTGCGATGGACCCATTTCATGATATGGACCATCAAGTCGCCGGTTACCCAGACGCCGACGGGAGTAAGACGGTGGTGTCGTGCTACCAAGTTGCATACGACATCGCGCGTCCCTTCAACGTCGACGCCGGGAATAACTGGGATTGCCACGTCTTCAACCTGCCAACAGCGCAACCCACGGTCACACTTGTAGGTGCCGACAATCACAACGGCCAGCTTACAGTCGCAGCCGCGGGGGTTCGAGCGACGTACGGACTCATGAACGTGTCGACGAACTACACCGGCGCCCCCCTCTTCGCAAACACTACGACTGCAGCAGCCAACCCCAACTACCGCAACATTAACATCCAGACCCCTGCCGGGATTTGTGATGGCAGTACGCGTATCGTTGGCATGGCTTTCGAGGTGGTCAATACGACCGCCGAGATTGAGAAGCAAGGCACCATCACGGCATACCGCATGCCCCAGCTGTCCAACCCATCTGACGTGACAATCAATGAGTCTGGAGCAGCCAACGCACGCGGACAGCTGCGAGTGCAAGCTTATCAGCAACCACCGTCGTCCCCCGCTGAGGCCACCAACCTCATAGGGACGAAGCAGTGGGCAGCAGCAGAAGGGTCATACTCAACAGTGACCCAATGCTCCATAGTGAACCCCATCTCGTTTGAAACTCATCAGGCGATGATGCTCACTTCATCA